TAGTTATGCCAGTGTCTATTAAAAATTACCCTAATAACTACAGGGCGTATAAGATTCCAACGAGTCATATACGTCAACTCATCACACCAACCGCGAGGACTATCATGGGAGGTGATTGCAGGACAAAGGGATATCTCTTCAAGGAATCATCTTTGACTGATTTTCTACTTGCGCCCAAATCGAGTAGCAACCCTGCGCCCATCCTGGCGGTTAAATGTAGTTGAATTTGAAACTGCAGGGAACATTCTGTTCATAGTTTGAACCACGGTAGGAATCCTCTCAGGAAAGACAGGATTCGCTCCTAACTCTGCTTGACGCTGTGTTTGGTATTTAGTTATCTCTTCCATTGCCTTCACGAAATCAGGATTTTGTGCAGGAGCAGTCGTAGTTAAAATAGACGCTTCTTGAATAGCAGGGGGTGGCGTAATTGTGAGAGAAGTAGATACTGATTGAGGAGGCGTTTTCTGTAACGCAGGAGTTATGGTGGTTTGTACTTGAGTGGGAGGTGGCAATGAAGGAACGGCAACCGGTTTGGTTTTAGTAGACAGTGGAGGAGCAATAGTAGACACGACAGCAGAAGTCTGCTGTGGTTTTTTCTGTAATGCAGGAGTTATAGTATCCGTTGGGGGTGTTTTATTTAAAGTAGGAATAGGGACAGAGACAGGTTTCTTTTTCTGCAACGCAGGAGGTGGAATAGTCTTTGGAGGAGGGGGTGGCAGTGGAGGTAGCAAACCCAAACTCCTCTTTAAGTCGTCCACCGTGAATGTATTCACAGTATACTTTCCAGGATTCTCCTCTAGTTTCTGAATACCCTCGTCCTCTTCCTCTTGCAGATTCTCCAACAGAATATCTACAGCATCTTCCACGTAGTTTTTATAAAACTCAGAGGTTGCAAACGCCTTCTGCATTTGAAGATTTATACCACTGGATGCCTCTTCCTTTTCTTTGACGGCGGTGTTATATACCTGCGCTAGTTTATCATATTCTTTAAATTCAGCACTGTAATTCACATATCTATCAGAAAATATTTTAGTCCAAGCAATGTATGCCTTACTGTATTCATCTTGATAGGTTTGCAAAACTGGCAATAAATCTCCTAGAGATGAATCTGATTTTTTTATCATAGCATCCGCGTACAGTTTGACAAAATTATCAGTCGCATAGCGTCCTTGAGATTGAAGCATTCTACGTGTAGAGGATAACTCTGCATCAGTATCTATCCATGCTTCTATCAAATTAAAAATTCTAGTTTTATATTCACTAGGAAGTGATGGAGGAACGAATGGAACACGAGGTTTTGTGTCTGGACTTTGAGGAGGTGCACCAGGACTTGGTGGCAGGGGTTTCTTCAAAATAGCAGTGTTTTGTTGTTTTAATTTTTTTGCAATCGCAATGCCCTCTGGCGATTTCAAAAACTTCGGATAAGCACTCCCATAGGTTATCTTTCCAGTACCAACATCAGTACTAATCTTCAACTCCTCCCCTAATTCATAACGCAACCGATTCACCTGCTGTTGTCTATTTATTTCAAAGGATGTTTTAAATTGATTAATTAATTCAGGAACCGCTAGTTCATTTGCAAGGGTTGGATTCGTATTTGTAAATGCTTCCAAACTGGCATTCATTAAAGATGTTCGTTTATTAAAAAGAGACTGCAACTCCTTCCAGGTATCAGTATACCGTCCCCTTTGCATTAAATCGTCGTTAGCAGTACCAGATGGCAAACTAGAAACCATTGGAGGATTGGAATAGTCAATATTTTTAGCGCCAACGCTATCAATATACACCCTTAGTTTACTTAATAACTCATCAATCTGTTGATTTACATCATCTAAATCCTCCTGCCGTTTAGTATATTGAGAGTCATACGCTAAACCGTTTATAGCATTAAAGACAGTCTCCTCTAATTGCTCACTGAGTGCAGTAGAAATATCATCCATAAGAATGGAAATCTGCTCCTCAGACAAAGCGGTGCCGTCTTCCTTCTCTTGATTATCTATCGCCTCCTGTATCATGGGATTCGCGACAGTCTCAATATTTGCGTTCAGACTCTGCTCCCCTGCGGTTTTAAATAAATCGTACTGCTCTCTCGTAATAGAACCACCAGCATCCGATATCTCCTGCAACACACCCTCAAGCACCTGTTCAACCAGTTCTGCGTTAACGCTTTGAAAGTTCGAAAGTATCTGCAGACGGAAATCCTCATTACTCTGATTAAAAATATCAATCTGTCCTTGTATACCAATATTAATCTCTCTCAAAAAATTTCTCAGAGCAGTCATATCATCGGTTGTCTCAAGCGTGTTAAACATAGTCTCCTGAAATGCAGAGGGGTAGTTGAACTTTTTAGTTATGGGAGTAGCGCCATAGTTATACTGATTACCGAGAAATCCATAATCTGTAACCGCCCTACCAACCTGAGCAATCTCATTATTAATGCCTGAAAACTGCTCTCTACTAGAGATGCGACTTATCTCCCTTAATTCATCAGGATATGGAGTAGTGTTTATATCAAGCAATTTTGGAACATCAATATAATCAACAACTCTCCTATCATCAGCATCAACGGGATATTTGACACCATTCGCCAGGTTTTTAATCACTTCAGAAATATAAGGTAAATTATAAAAATCCGTTGCAAACGCAGTCTGGATTTGCTCCAACTTATTTGTCGAGAGAAGTGCCCTATCTTCGGCAGTTAACTGACGTATAATCTGTTCACGTTGCGGGTCAGTATCATCATGGAAGAACTGCTTCCTTAAATCAAGAGGCAATTTAGTTAAATCACCACCAGGGACTGGATACCCATAGGCGTTCGCCAATGCCTTTGAGTTAAATATTGAGTCGTCCCTCTGCGCCAATATAGACTGCCCATCTGGAGGATAATCTGCTATTGCTTCAAGCAGTACGTTAACAACGTTTCCAGTGATAGGGGACTCAAACGAGTATGCAGGTAATTCAGGATTCGTTTCTAATTCATTTTTCAACACAATCCCCATCACCTTCTCCGCCAAATCAGGACTCATCATTTTTTGCTTGATTGATGTTGCGATACCGGCATAAATACCACTCTTAATTGACTCCCTAATAACATTACCTGAACCAAGTGAACCTTTCACAGCACCTTTGAACCCAATGACTTGAAAGTCGGCAATAGCAGTACTTGCAAGTTTCCCCAGGACAGTACTTGCCCCAGCAGTCGCAACAGACTCTACAGTGGTTATGACACTCTCCCCTAATTCCTTCAAAGCATCCGCTGGATTCCTTCCGTGCGCTAATTCGTTAATAATACTACCAACGTTGCGAATAATCCCAATAACGGGCAACTCTTTCGCAATCGTATCGAGTGCTATGATTGCTTCATGGAGATTGCCCTGTAAGGTATACCCAACAACCTCAAGAGGACTCGCCAATAATCCAGCAACAGCGCTAAGAAATCCGCCAACTACAGGGATAGTCCCTAATCCTTCTTTAATAAAATTAAAAAATTTAACGAGTCCCTGTCCGATTTCCTTAAGCAAATCAAGGAATGCAACATCAGCAGTGGGTTCAACATAACGCGCTATGGACTTCCCATCATACAAATCATCACTACCCTGGTACCCCCCACTCAATTTAGATTGTTCAATCTGTTGCTGTGCATTCACTTGTTGAATAAGATTAATTTTAATATCCTTCATTGCTTCAGCAATAGCATCTTGAACCATTGGATGCTCAACAGAAATTACATTACCCCCTGTCATTCTTTCACTGGCATATAAAGCACGCATTTGCGCCTCTGCACGACTCTTAGGGAGTGGTTCCTTAGAGTACTTCTCCCCTGTCCTCTTATTTACAACCCAAAAGAGATTGTGCTTTGGTTTTTTTTGGAGTTTATAAGGCATCTTACTGTATTACTATATCTTTTTTTACCAGGTTTTTTACTAGCAATAAAAAGATTGTTCTAGTATAAAATGAGCGGTTTAGAACTCCATGCAATCATCATCAAGAAACCCTACGATATGCAGACTGCTTTAGAAGACGTTGCAAACATAACCCGCTCAAATAAGAAGCATCTAATGCGGGAGACATCACAGTCGTACCGATTTCGAGTGATTCCGAAGACCCGATTCAGTCAATTCTTCACAAAGAAAGTGAACCCTAAAATAAGTCTTGTATTTGGTACACCGAGGAAACAGGGTGGAATGGAACCAGAGAATATTCCTGAGGACACCTTTTCAGAGATTGATGAGTTTATTGCAGATACTGTTCGTAAAATACCATTCGCGAACACTCAATCTGCCATTACAAAATTGAATGGGCAATTTCGCACTAAAATGACGTCTCTTCTAAAATTTTTACAACAAAACTACCCTGCTCAGTATCTTGAAACAGTTGGTAAATTTTATACAATGCAGGAGGCAATATATTCAAAAGCAAGGGAACTGGCGAATGAAGCATTTCCTCCTGTAGTAGTTAAGGACACCACAACCGATAATCCTACAGGTATGGGACTATCTTTTTCAAAACCATCACGAGTAGCACCAACCCACGCACGGGTACCGAAACAGAATGTGAAGTATTACCAGACACAGCAGTCAAGAAGCAATTTGACAAGACTGCAGGATGAAACAAGAGCAAGACGATTAGAAGCACTGAGTATTGACCCGAAAATACCCATTAGTCAGATTCCCCTCAGTGTATGGGGTATCATCACTGCAGAACCTTATCCTGAAATTATCGAGGCACCCCATCAACCTGGGGAGCAAGTGCACGGGTTTACCAAGGATGGGCAGGTATTCACTGCAAATGGCAAGAAACGTAGACATGGGAAATTCCGTTATTAATAAAAAATAAGACTATATTAAATGTCGGCATTAGATATCTATGGTAACGGTAATACCCCAGGACGTTTGAGAACCCTTTTTACAGGACAGCAACCTGAGGAGGAGGAAGAGGAGCAGTCAACCATGAATCCAATGGGTACACCACAAACACTCAATCAGTTGACGCAAAATGCAGAAGCAGTTCGTGAAGATAGGGCAAATAGAGAGACTGTACAGCAACCCACTCCGCAACCAGGTTCCCTTGTTCTAGTAAGACAACCCGATGGTTCTGTAAGTATAGGACAAGTAGAAAATCAAATAGAGGGAGATACAGAAGAAGGATATCCATTTGAACCAACTCAACAATTCAGAAACACACGCCCACCTGGAGTTGCCCCACTAGAAAATAAATCTAGGATAAAACGCCTAGTGTATTATTATTTAACTAGGACAAGAGGAGAAGGTGTTACTGATGAGGAAATAACACAATTTATCAGACTTTATCCAAATCAAACAAGAGAAATTGTAGAAACTGGAAGACTTGCAAGCGATGAGGAGGTGCCTGAAGTGAACGTTCCTATGTCACGTTTAATGAGTAATCAAACTCAAAGATATCCAAGATTCGCTCAGGCACAAAGACAGCAAGAGGCAACTAATGATGAAGTTAGAGCATTAGTTAGACAATATATGAGTCAAGGTGGTGCTGGAACTCCATCAGAGAGAGAAATAACAGCATACATAGCAACATTTCCAGAGATAGTGGCAAGACTTGTGCAACAAAGCAGACGCTAATCAAAAACAACCCCTTCGGCATCCATATAATTCAAAACCGTGTCTACATTTCGCTTCGAAGGATTGATTCCACGCCCTTTCAGATATTTCCTGGCAAACTTAAGTTTCTTTTTATTCCGTGCAAGGCACCGAATACAAAGACGCTCCATGTTGTTATTTACCCACAAAATAAATATCCGTCTATTAACAAATGAGTAGCGACACACAGTACATCCGAGGAAAAGCACAAGAGCGTGGTGAATACAGTGAGAAATTCATGACAGACGGATTCGATAGGTGGGCGCAAACAGATGCCCCCGCACGTGTTGGACAACAGGAAAAAATTCCTAGTGATACAGTAAACACAACGATGGCATCAGGAAGGTATGGAGATATGGATTATTTAATTCAACCCAAGGGACGTCGTACTACACGCCCCAAGGGACGTAAGGGAATGCCAGGAAGTGCACCTCATCGGAGGCAAACAATGACTGCACCAATGAGGGGACGTGGATACCCGACTGGATATGAAACTGGCACTGGCGGTGCAATGGATGATGCATCTATTCAAAGGAAAAATTCTGAAAACTATCGGCGTTGGTTAAACCATTATAATCTTAGTCAAACAAGATTCATTCAATTTAATACATGGGCAAATATGAATACGAGTGGGACTGCTCCGAGGTATGGACCGGCATCAAAATACCCCTACCTCCCTGGAGAAGCACCCATTAAAACTGGCGGTGCAATGGGTATGAGCGGATGCCCCCATTGCATGGGAGAAATGTCCGCCGATGGATTTCTCTCTACCGCTCTTAATGTAGGAAAGACTGTCGCTAAAAGTGCAGTTTCTCTTGGAAAGAGTGCAATTAAGTATGCTACTCCTCTTGTTAAGTCAGGTGTAAAACAAACTGTCACATACTTGAAGTCTCCTGAGGGAAAGAAATTGATTAAAGAAGTTGGAGATATTGCAATCCCTCTTGTGGTTAATAGACTTGGACTCGCTCCTAAGCAACAGGAGTTAGTTGAAGAACAGGTTGATGAAGAACTGCCTCCATTAGATGCACAAATGGAGGAACCTGAACCATTACCTCCTCTTCCTCCTAAAGGGAGGGGAATGCCTAGACGTCGTCAGGGACACCAGAGTCGTATGAATGAGCGTCTTGCTATGGAGATTGCTCAAATGCAGAGAAGTGGTATGAGGACTCAACGTGGTAGACGTGCACCTTCTGAACGTAATATGATTGTCAAGCAGGTGATGATGGAGCGTGGTGTGTCTTTACCTCAGGCATCCCGTATTGTAAAGGAGGAAGGGTTGTATTGAAAATATCGCTAAATTAAACTCTAAAAAACATTATAGAAGTACTAGATAAATGCGAGTACGCTCAATCCCAACATTGCCAACATACCCTGACTTGCCAGTCATTTATCCCGATGAAGCAGTGATGTTAAATAGATACGGTTTCATGGCAATGCCCCCAGAAGTTGCAGACACGGTGCATTATCCTGAACGATTAGAAATGTCCGCTGAAAATCTTCCCCACTATCATTGGAGATTGAACGCTGATAAGGTTGTGTTGAATGGATTACAGAATAATGCTGTCAAAGAAAGAATCATGCTAGGATTGCTACCGTCTACGATTACTCACAATAACAAATCACCTAGTGAATATATGACTGGGGTTGCTAGATATAACGCAAGAAATTGTTGCGACGTAGGAAGTGGTGGTGCAATGGTTGGAGGTGTAGTTATAACACGACAGAATGCTAATTCTGAATATAATAAGTGGGCAAACTATTACTCTCAGCGACCCGAATTTTATAATTCAACCAGTTTCACCAGGGCACTTTCATCAAGATATAAGGATACTCCTGCAAACCGTCTTGAAACTTTTAAAATGAATTACCCTTTATCACAGTGGGCAGGCAATGTATATTCCTCCTTTATGCCAAACAAAGATAATTATGGAATTGGTAGTGGTATGGTTGGGGGTACTGTATCGACTCAGGATGGACAACGTCTAATCAATGACAGACTACAGCAACGCATTATTCAACTAAACGCATTGGATGCATCAGCGTGGGGTTCACCTACTAGGCAATTAAGCGCAGTGCTTCCCGCTCCAGAACCCGAAGATACATACCCTATTGACTCCGCCATGATTGTTCTAGCGGACGCCGTACAGACAGGTGCTATCACGGGAGATTTGATTGATGCTGTGAATAAGGCGAATTCGGCAATCATACAAGTTGGTGCTATCTTAACTGATGAGCAGATAGCGGGACTTCTGCAGGTTAACTCTAACATCTATTACAGTGTGTTGGCACTATTGAGTGATGTGACAGGAACAGCGGGGAAATTCTCATTGTCTGCAGAGAGAAAGCGCATTCTTGAAGCAGTCAAGAGCGGACTACTGAGACAGGAGAAAGTACTACAGTTGCTGAATAAGAACGTCTATGAATCCACCAGGGATAAGCAGATACTGTTGCAACAGGAGCGTGGAAGTCTGTTGAAGGAATCTTCTGCGCTTCTTCGTGAGAAGGGTGCCTATGGTATCAAATCGATAGCATCTAGGAAAGTCTCCCAATTTCCTGAGACTGCCAGTGCAGTAGCAGAAAACAGGAGGACTCAAGAGGCGCAGAGATTACTCGCTAGACAGGGACTCCCTCAGTTAGAGGAGCGTCTTGGACGTGGCAGGGGGGGTGCAAAACCACCCAGTTATAGTAGGGAACCACCAGATAGTTGGAGAAAAAGTAAAGAAGCGTGGTATAAATTAACACTTACACAACAAAATTCGTGGAAGGCAATGCATTAGCAAAAGTAATTACCGATAGATTATGTTAATAACACTATTATATCAGTAATAAATGAAAAAAGCGGATAATTACGCAAAACACACAGAAAACGACGGTAAAAAACCGCGGTTTTTTACCGTCGTTTTACACACTATTTCTGTAAATACTCTATTCTAACACTATTACATATCATTCTGCGGTAATTACGCCTATTTTACTGTGGAAATGAGTAATAATAATAAAAAAAAATACCATATAAGAAGAAGAATGAACTCCTTTTTACATGGTATTGGTATTTCACCAATGCACTACTTGACTCAAGCAAGAAGTGTTGCTAAATCAAATGGGTATGATGACAAATCTCTATTTCTTTGTGATGATGGAGTCCATAAACTTTGTTTGAAGACTCCCAGCGGTTTGAAGAGATTTGGAAGAGTAGGATATGGCGATTATATTATCTGGACATTTTTAGAAAATAAGGGTATTGTGCCTATTGGAACCGCTTATAAAAAGCGTTATTCCTATCATAAACGTCATACAGCATCTATTAAAAAATATAATATCACAGATAGATTTTCTCCTGCAATCCTTGCTCTTACTATCCTATGGTAAATTTTTTTACATATACTGACTCATTCCTGAGGTTGCACGTCCACTCTTCCCCTTTGCCTTCATACCTCCAACCAGGCGTCCCAGGGACTTATCGCTAACCACAGGGGCGATGGAGGGAGCAGAGAGAATATCCTGCTCAGTCAACACGCCCTTGATGATACGAGAACTGCCCTTGATAGTCTCGAAGAATCCTGAAGAAATGGCAACCACGTAGATGTAGGGTTGTACATCCGTAGCAGAGGGATTGTATGCAGTCGCCTGGAACTGGAAGGTGAAGTTCCCAACCAACGATGGACTTTGTCCTGCCTGCAAAACGATGTCGCGTGAAGGGCGCAAGAGCAAACCACCACCTGCAAGTTGCTGAACTAAATCAACTTCCTCCTGTGTTGGCGCACCTGTAATGGTTCCCTGTCCAAATCCCTGCCAGGTATTCCAATCCATGTCCAAACCGTTGTTAATAGACATCTTGTACAACTGCTGTTGAGTCATACTGGAAAGGAGTCCTGAGAAGTTGTCAAAGTTCACAGAAATATTGGTAATAGGCATCACCCAATCGCCGTTTGTATTATCTGCATAACTCTGGGGTTTCAGGTAAATGTACAAATAATCAGGAATGTTGGGGAGGGTAATAGTGTTGGAGGAAATCTGAGATGAGACACTTCGTGCAGTTACAGTGGTGGTGTTGGTAGTAATGTACCTAGGGAATTCCATGTAGGGAACAATGGACTTGGGAGGCAGAGGGACGTCCAAAGAGGGAGTCAAGAACTGAACATTCACTGCAGAGCGAGGAAACAGTCCTGAACTATTGCCCTGTCCGTATGCAACGGTTACACCTCCAACTAATGCACTAAAAGCACTGCTGGTGCGCAGTACTCGGGTAGGCGCCTGGAGATTCATCAGGAGTTGGAAGTTCTGGACACCAAACAGTCCAGTAGACAACTCGTACTCATCGCCAAAGATAAAAGGAGGAAGAACCAACTTCTCAACAGAGGTGAACTGCAGATAGAGTGTTACTGTAGAATCAGCAATAGTGGTTGTCTTCACAGTGAGTTGGGTGCCATATCCCTGTGCGTTGCCACCCACACCAGTAAACTTGGTATCAGCAGTATCTACACCATCAGTTACAACAGTGCCAAAAGTGGAACTAGTATACCACCTGACTTTGCCCCATGCTCCATTAGGAACCTCATCAGTGTTAAATGCATAATCCTGAGAGTTCAAAGGGGTATTAGGTGCCTGGGTGGGGGTAGGGTAGTGTACGTACCTATCCAACATTGTCGGGCAAGTACGCTGACGACGGCAGTCCTTCAAATCAACAAGACGTAGAATCTGATTCAAAACATCACTTGTGTTCACTGTTACAGTGGCATCGTTGATGGTTGCAGACATCACAGAAGCGCACTGGTGAAGGGGAAAGGGTGCCAGTGCCCAGTCATTGCCCTCCGTGAAGAAAGGGGTGCCTGCCTCTGTTGCTTCTGGAAGAGTCAAGGTTACTGTTAGATTTACATCGCAATTCCAGTCAACTGCCCTATCGATAAAAATGTTCTCACTGGGAACCTGCACGTTGTACGCCTGCTGGGAAGAAGAGTTCGCGATGGCGCTCTGGGTAGAGTTCGTCAAAGAGAGGGCACCCTTCTCAACTGCATAGGTGGGAGGGTTCTGGACGATGCGTGGGTCTATCACGGAATACTTGGCGACTTCTGCTGACATTTTTATTTATAGGGGCAGGTTTTTTTTGAGATTAAGCGACGCTTTTTTTATGTTTGAGAATCACGCTTCTTAAATCGGAGACGGAGAGTTGCAGAACCTGAATTGGGGAGGGTTAGCGGGACGAGTTTATTTGTCAGACGGTTCCTCCACCACATCTGAAAATCAATTGTTCGTAGAGGATTCTTAGACGGCGACAGAGAGGTATATGTCTCAACACTCGGGGCGTAAAAGATGTAATCCATTTGCTGTGGGTCATAGGGTGTTTCCAAGACTATACGACTGAATGCACTACTTCCTCCCTGGTTTGTCCCAGTGTTTGCGCTACCAATATCAACTGGATTAGAGACATTTTCATTTATAATTGGGATATTGTTAGTTGTAATAACCCATGTTGATACGGGAGTCCATAGTGTGTCAACAGATGATTCTTGTTCAATCGAGACAAGGTAGGATGCAGTGCTGACACCTCCCAATCCTTCTCCAACTGGTGTGATGTCTGTTTGTCCAGTGAATGGATTCAGAAGCACACCAACGTTTGTAAGTAGTGAATTAGTATCTTGAAAGGAGAATCCTGAGTATACATGTTGAATAGGAGCAGTACTTGTCAATGGCATATTGTATTGATATTCTGGGTAATATGCACCTAATCCAGGCACTAGGAATTGATTATATCCATTGTATGTTGATGATAAATTTGCCATTAAAGCATTCAAATTAGAATTCACTCCGAGAAATGTATACTCCCCTGGTATATAGACTCCTGCTGAACTATTTGTTGCTGGTGATACTAAAGCGGGATAGTATGGACTGTACCCATATGTGTTAGAAGTTGTATTGATAGCGTCTCCAAATGGGACTGTGCAGGTGTTTACATCCTGAGAGATAGAGAACTTGCGTGTTTCACTATCATAGGAGTAGAATGGACACATGGTGCCTCCAAATCCCCCAAGATTGGCGTTTGCATATGCTACTATTTCATCATATGCCTGCCTTAATGTTAGATTGAGAAGAGATACAAACCATTGAAAATCGTAGCAGTAGTAATATGGACTGTCACTCTGCACAGGTGTGCCAGGAATGGGAACTGGAATTTCTGGAGATTGCTCTTGTGGTTGCCAAAATACTGCCTTTTGTGATACAACATAACTAGTTCCATTTGTCCATCCAAGAGTTATAACATAAATAGTTTGTTTTATATCAGTGATAACACCTCCAATAGTTTGAATAATGGGAATAAAGATTGGGATATTCTTTACAGCGCCGTCCAAAGCGAAGTTCTGGACTTCTAGTTTATAGAGTGATGCGTCCTTCAGAATTGGAATGTCTCGTGCATCATAGAACTGAATTTGGGATGCTGAGAATTGACTGCTGGGTTGAGTATTTGCGTTAATAACAGTTGCGTTATAGTACACTTCTTCAGGTTCATCTTGTCCTCCAACATAGCGTATTGATGAGTTCATTTACTTATTGTAAACATAATTTACTTTCCCATCATAGCGTATGTAAAACTAGAGACGAAATCGTCGGGTGCCATACCACACTCCTGTACCATTTTTGTGTATTCTGGTAGTGATAAGTGCTTAAAGTAAAGGCGGGTTGCGCAGTGGCGCCCACAGGTATTTACATTTTTCTGTTCGCTTTGAAATGGGTACCGATTGTATGTTACTTTGATACCAGAATTGCGTAGTAATTCAGTGAGGTGATTCGTGTCCTGCCCAAACTCCTTCTGCTTTGCACGACTTACCCAGGACTTCTCTTCGTCTGGTTTGTATCCACCGTATGGGTCAAAAAATTCAATGTACTCCTTGCCACGGCGTTTTTGCTTTAGTAGACATATCCAGTGCCCATGGTTTGCACTGTCTACTGGGTAAAGCAGAAGCAATCTACCCTTTTCGTCTAGAGCATCGTGAATGTTATCATAATCTAGCAAATCGGGATAGGATATGATGTTCAAAGTTGGAATTATTTTTCGCACATCACTGTCTCCTAGGGAGTATCCACGGATTTGGCGTTCTTTAAATCCACTCATCAAAGCATGTTTCTGCTGGGAGGCACGTTCTAATTCAACTGGTTTCCTACTGACAGGTGTTTTATCAATGTATGTGCGAAACCCGTTTTTGTAGGGTTTGATTTGTACCGTCATTTGTAATAGTTGCGATATTATTATTAATGGTATTTACCAGATTTATCACATCTTTCTGCTCTAATTGCTTTACTGTCGTTATAGTATGCACTTGTTTTGTTATAGCATCCCATTCTATCTTAGAAATATTCCCATCCCCTCCTGTCGTACCGTTTATCCCTATGCAAAGAGTGCCTGATGCCGTATCGAATGTCTGAATGGTTGGTTCGCTCATTTATTAGATGCGAGGTTATTTTTCATTTTATTTTACCCGTAATTAATAAAAGATGAAGACAATTACCAACTTTATGATGAATCTTCACAAAGAGTTAATTTCCTCCCGAGGCGTGGCGGAGTCTACAGCATCCCAGTATATCCGTACCCTACACAGTTTGAATAGTGAGCGCCCCTTTAACAATCTAGCGTGGTTGAAGAATGTCAGTAGTATCCATCTGCGACTGAGCGAGTTTGCAGAGAGTACTCAGAAGTCCATGTTGTCCTGTGTTGTAAGTGTACTGTCTCTTGTCAAGGACAAACCAACGTATAAGAAGATTTACACCTATTGGTACAACGAAATGATGGAGAAAAGCAAGGCGGAGAATGATAAGGATACATCTAAGAAGACTGAGAAGCAGGAGGAGAATTGGTTGAGTTGGGAGTTGGTAAAGGGGCATGAGAAGCGTCTTTATGAGGATATCGTGAAGTTCGAACAGGCAAAGGAATTGACTCCTGTGCAATATGACACCCTGCTATCCTATATGATTTTGTCCTTGTATACCATGTTTCCTCCTCGTCGCAACCAGGACTACCAGGATATGGTGGTGGTGAAGAAGTTGACTGAGAAGGACAAGACTGATATTAATTATCTGTCTTTGGGCGATAAGAAGTTCGTATTCAATAAGTACAAGACTGCGAAGATTAATGGACAGCAGGTATTTGATATTCCTGAGGAGTTGCTGAATGTGATTAAAATCTATTTGAAGTTCAGTCCAGTATGGAATGCAAAGGTGAAGAAACCTGTTTCATTCTTGGTGAATCTGCGTGGTGAACCCTTGGTTGCCGTGAATGCAATCACCCGTATTCTAAACCGTATTTTTGGAAAGAATGTGGGCGCTAGTATGTTGCGTCATATCTATCTATCCAATAAGTATAATATTGACGAAATGACTGCCGATGCTGATAAGATGGGGCACAGTCTTGAGTTGCAACGTGAATACATGAAGGGTGAGGGTGCTGTATGTGTTGATATGCCTACACTAATAATCCACGATTAGAGTAATGGGAAACACTAAGAGGACTGATGAACCTCTTTGGGAACGTGTTAAGCAGATGATTACCTCTATGGAAATATCAGGCACTCGTGCAGGTGAATGGAGTGCCCGTAAAGCGCAGTTGGCAGTGAAAATGTACAAGGAAAATGGTGGGGAGTATATCGGTAAAAAAACTCCTAATTCTTTGACTCGATGGACTCAGCAAAACTGGACAACGAAAAGCGGACTACCTTCTAGTATTACAGGGGAACGGTACTTGCCCAGTGAGGCAATCCAAAATCTGACAGCAAAGGAATATGAAGCAACATCCAGTGCAAAAAGGGAAGCGATGGAATCAGGTATTCAATATTCTAATCAACCATCGTCTATCGCAAATAAAACAAAAAAATACCGAATGTAATAGTAATTGAATGGATATGACTAACTTCACTGCCATTGGCAGTTCACTGGGTATTGTGTCTTTAGTGGTATCTATTTTCACATTTTTCAATCACAAGCGTGTCAGAAGTTCCTGCTGTGGCAAGGATTTGGAGGCGTCCATTGATGTGGAAAATACAACGCCAGTACAGTTGAAAAAACCATTGCTCATTAAGACTCCCAGTGGTGAATTCGGCGGTGATGAATGTACCCCTGTTGGACGGGTTCAGTAGCATTTAAATAAATCTTGTTATATAATAACCAGAGATGGAGAGTGAGTTCGCTAAATTACACAGCGCCATGAAGCACTATGACGCAATGCGACGTGCACAGCGCAAGTATTATGATACTAATAAAGAACAAATCAACAAAAGAATGATGGAGCGCTATAGAGAAAAGAATCCTGAGGTGAGAAAACGGGGGCGTAAACCGAAGTCGGCGCAGGTAAACATCCCGGAGTCCGCCCCACCCCCTTCGCCCACCCCCCTCCTCGCTTCCGCTTAAAGATAAATTATATTATATATAATAAGAATAAGCAATGTCCACCACGTCCACTGAAACTTGTGTCAACACCGATTTCCATATTGTGAAGGAAGAACTATTCGATGTCGACAGAATGGATATAATCTCCAGGGATACGACTGGAGCGTACTCTAAGCGTGATTTGATTAATCTATCTCGCTATAAGAAATCTAAGA